GTAACAGCCATTGCAATACCTTTCGTAATGAAGAGTCTATCGAAGACTCTGAGTGAAAAGAGCTATTGCGTCCACCGTCCTCGCGTCCCCGCCTAGAAGTTCACGAATGGACTTCACGCGGAAGACGAGACTCGGTGGTGGGACCAATGCTGCACGTACGGTGCTCTTTGTAACCGTCCGTTCAACAGCGTTTGGACTACGTTGCGTAGTCCAGTTACTAAATGTTGCAGTGCCTGATGTCCGGGTCGTAGTGGTGGTCTTTTTCACCACAACCCAGCTACCAAGGGTATGTACACCTGCCTTCGGGACAACCGCCTCAATGAACGAAGAAACGTTCACGAACCAGTCAACAACGAAGGAGTAAGGAACTAGTTCCCAAGCCGTGGAGGGTAAGTCCCTCAGGCTCATGCCCCACTGATACCCATCCAGTGCAAGTTCATGCACATAGAGGATACCAGCACGGATCACGAGTTCTCGCTTGGTCACTATGGTAAACGGGATATTAACTCCCGAGTCGCTCCCTACAAAAGAGTCCGACGCCTCATCTGTTTGGCTGCGCATTGCACGCGCCGTTAAACGAGGTGAATAGGACTTTCCCAGGGCCTCAACGATCGATTCGATCTCGCGCATTAAAGGGCGCCAACCGTATCGATACTCCAGCCAGGAACTCCTGGCCGTTTCGGCAAAGCTCTGCTGCTTACCCTTCCGCTTCCCCGTCCTCCCAATATAGGAGGTTAGGGATTTGAAAGGGCTTGCAAGCATACGAAACGTTTTCGTAAACTCGGCCAAGGATACCATCCCTTGGACAGTCGGCTGCAATACGCCGGCTCGAGCTTGCGTTGACACCTCAGCTATCAACGTATCATACGTCGGTAGTGAGAGATGCCCAGGTGTACCATATCTCATGGTACACCAGTTCCCAGACCAGTCCCCAACGAATTCACGTTGGGGTGACCCTGCGAAGGTATTAAAACGCCAACCAGAGTCACCAGTCTGGAACACCGTTTCTTCACGACTCATCGGATTAACGATGACCTCTCCGCGAGCACTGCGCTCGCGAAAGCGGGAAGTTATACGATCGACCATCACGGCCCGGGAACCAACAAGGTCCTGTACCGTAGCGGGAGTGTTGACATCAACGATGAGTTGATT